ATATTGTTACCTTCAGTTCTTGTGTCACGGTAAACATTAAACCGACCACCAAGATTACCTACCTTCGCAACACCTACAGGTTGTGTATTTACGTTACCTGCTACAGGTACCCACTGGAATTCAGGGAGCATCTCTAGGATAGCGCAAACACGAGGAGTTGCGACGATGAAGTTAGCAGCACCACGGCGATTTCTCACAGCGATTCTGTTTGCTTCAATAATAAGTCTTTGATAGAAATCACGATTGCGTTCAACTAACCAGCGGCCATCTGCGGAAGCAGGGGACCAAACAGAGAACCCAATACCTTGACCTGCGTCAAGAGTAACTTGGATCATTCTCACAAGCATTTCACGGTCGATTTCGGCCTGAATTTCATACGACATAGCGTTTGTCAATTCAGTATCGATATCGATACCATTCATGTTTTTGAGATCCTGTTCGAGTTCTACTGACCAGCGAGCACCTAAGCGTCTAGTACCAGCCTCAACAGCAGTCTTCTCGAAAGAGACTTCCATTGTAGGAATGTTACCAGTTGCTTCGAAGTTCTTAAGAAGAGCAGCGACACCAGTGTCGTTTGCACCGATAATTTGCTGTACAGAGCTAAGACCGACAGGGATCGCAGTAGATCCTAGACCAGACAAAGCACCAGCAGAAGTACCAGTGTAGCTTGTTCTTAATTCTTGGTAACCTGCTTCAGCAGCAGATCCAAGTGCTCCACCTATAGTGCCATCACCCGCAGGGCGTGCGCCTCCGGTTTTGCCATCGATACCAGTACCTAGTGTTTCACCAGAGTACTTATAACGGAGAGCAAATGCAAGTCCAACAGGACCAGCCATTGGTTGAACACCAACGATTTCATTTGTAATTAACTCGGGAAAAGTTCTTCTAATCATAGGAATCAAGATCTTGGGTAGACGGGCGTCGCCTTGAGCATAGCTGTCAGTACCAGGGGTACCTGAGCGATTGCCACCGGCTACGGTGCCGAGTCCATTTCCAACAGCATTTCCAAGCGAAGCACTAGTGCTATCTTCATTCAAGCACCATGCTTCTTGGTTTTCCAATAGCATTGCAGTGTTTAAACGAGTATGGCTGTCTTCGATGGGAGCAACTGATTTGGATGAATAATCCAAAACTGGTGCCCACTTCTCTAATAGAGAAGCTGCTCTTGATTCGTCAATATAAGACTGTGAAGGTCTAATTGAATTCATAGTTTTATTTTTCCTTTATTTTTTTATTTCGACCCCAAGGGATTTTAACCCAGGTAACTCAGGAAAGCCTAATCAATTATAAAATTAATATTTGCTTAGCTCGGACATGTAGCCATTATCTGAAACAGGTGTTTCCACCTTTTCTTCAACGACTCTATCTACCTTAGTAGTGTCCTCTAAAGCTTGCTCCTTTAAGCTCTCAAGTCTGCTTACTTCTTTCTTTTCAAAAAGCTTTAAAGTATAATCAAAATTCTCAGCAATGAACTCTGCGTCCTTACCTGCTAATACTTTCTTAATATACTTTGCACTTCTCTCATCGAGACTAGCTGTTTTTTGTTCAATTAATAGATTGGACTTAATAGTATTAAGTTCTTCTTCAACAACAGCCTTCTCTTGAAGGGCAGACTCAAGCTTTGTGGTAGCTTCATTTATTTGGTTTTTACCGTCCAATACAGCATCTTTAATGCTCTCTTTTTGTAGAGCGCTGTCAACGGCTAAATTTGTACGAAGATCTGCTAGAACTTGAATTGCTTTCTTATTCTTTACAGCTTCTTTAATCTCTTCAGTAGGAATAGATTCTTGGATATATTCGTCGAGATATGTTGAAATAGATTCAACTAACTCGCTTTTAAAACTTTCAGCATCTTCTGTTAAAGCTGTTTCGTACTTTTCAACGATAGCTTTAAGCTTACCTGCTCTATCAGCATCTAATGCTTCAACAACTTTTTCTAATTTTGTAGTATGGTCAGCATCTAATGCTTCTAATAGCTTTTCTAATTTAGACGTGTATAACTCGTCCTGTTCTAAAAGAGCTTTGTCGACATGTAATTGTGTCTTCTCTTCTAAGCGTTTTTCAAACGCTGTTTCAATTGCAGCAAGAGTTGATTCATCAATTGCCCCGTCGGTTGCTTCTTTTAGTATTTCAGAAATATTCATAATTAAAATAGGTTTATATTATTATTTATAATCTCACGCTTGATTTTCTTGTCTATTGAGCGAGATAAGTTCCCATGAGCTTTACTATAGTTTTTATCAATAATATTGTTAATAAAACTCTTAACATCTTTCTTTACATCTAATGTTTGTCTGCTCATATTTATATTTATAAGGATTTAATAAATTGCAACATATGTTTTCTTAAAAATTCATCTTTTCCTTTAAGAGGCATAGTTGATATAGTTTTTTCAAAATTGTCGTAGGCTTCTTCAAATTGACCGTACTTATTAACGACATATTGCTTACTTTCTAATATTCCATTTACAAAAGCTTTGGGGAATGAAGGATCTGCAACGCAGTCAATAGCAACTAGTTTAAAATCTTTAACCCTATTAACACCCTCTTCACCATGTTCCGGGATTAACTGGCCTAAAGCTCTAGAGCTCATACCTACTCTTACACCATCATTGATAAGAGATCTAACAATCATACCTGTTGGTGTTGATAGAACTTTACTCTTACCGTAAAATACATTACCATCCTGAGACATCTCTGTTACTAAGTGACAAGCTCTTTCGAGATCAACATCAGCAGTAGTCGGGTGGTTTAACTCTCCCATTGCACGGCCTGTTTCAACCATCATCTTTTCATAACGCTTAACTTCACGTTCCATCTCTTGTAACGGGTAAATTCTTTTATTGCGATTAACGCCCTCAGCCATCATATATGGCCCTTTAATAAAGAAGTTTTTTTGATCCTTAGAATTACCTTCTTCAACGATATACTCGAAGGACTCTTTTGGTGCCGGGGTTTCTACTATAAGGTTTAAACTCATGTACTAATTATTTATTAAGAAAGGAACAATTTCCTAGGGTTTAGCGTATACCTAGCTCTTTTTCTGTTAAAATTAAAAATTTATAACCTTTACGCTTAGACCATTCTTCCGCAGCCTTCCATTTAGCTTGATTAATAATCCATGTCTTTTGCTCGTATAGTATAGTGCGACGCTGTTTATTCTTAACATTAATAGGCTTTGCTACTTGAGAAGAAGGCTTTATTTCAATTAGAAATTTTTGCTTAACGTTATTTTTATCCTTAAAAATAACAAAGTTATCAACAAAGTATCTATGAACTCTACCATCTAACGGGCTAGTATATGGTATAATTATATTCTCGCTCCCCCATGCTAGTATATTAGAGTTAGTATCAGCCCATCTAAAAAATTTTAATTCATAACTAGACCTATATACCGGATCTTTGGCACCTACAAACTTTTCAGAATATATAGGTTTAAATATACCTTGCCTAAATCTTCTATCTTTCTTCATATGATATAAATATAGTTATGACATTTGAAGAAAAAATCATTAAGAATAGTGATATAAGGCAAAGTAAGTTAATGAGGCCAGCGAAAATAGCCTTTGATAAACCAGACACTGGAGTTACTATCAATAAAAAAGGAGCGTACTATTTGATAAAAGATTCAGCTGAGATTACAGTTCAGTATCTTGTACATCTATGCTACGGTAGTTATAAAGCTCCATTAAAAGATTTAAAAGGTAAATTTACTCAGAGTGAAATTATAGATTTTGTAGGTAGAAGTAAGGAAGAGCAAAGCACTAATCAGTTATTAAGTGTAATACTTGCTGATATAGGATGCATAAATCAGTCGTTCGAGATTGAACAGCCAGTTGAAGAAGAAGTGTTAGATTTAACGATAGGGGATGATGAAGATGATGTATACGGTGATTATGAATCAGAAGCTCCTGTAGCTAATAAATCTAATAAGACGTCGTCGGGTGCTGAACCTCTTGATATTAATGATGTTAGCGGTATAATACAAAAACTAATAGAAGTATTTGAAGCTAAATAATCTGCTTTTGTTCGCCTTCTATAGTTGTCATAGCTACCCCAACATCGTTTGCTGATATAATCTTATGTATATTGTAAGCTTCGCTACCTATACCTGAAAGACTAGCAGCACTAGTACCGGTATATGCTGTATTAAGATAGTTATAGCCTGCTTCCTGTCCCATTTAACCGACAAAGAACATTGGGGGTTCAGCATCACCTAATCCTGGCGCACCTTCGTATAGAGCAGTCTCAAGTTTTTCTTTTTCTGCTAACCCCTGGCTCATGAGATCGCCGGAGTTTAAACTACCTCCGCCGAAGAGAGTTACACTGCCGTATTTGCCTCTTATATTAGCAACAGCAATTTTAGTTAAAGCGAGTGAATATTGATACACCCAATGCTCTTTAATAATATCACGGATAGGTCTTTCAACATAGCAGCTAACAACACCATAAAACCTTACACCGTTACCTGATGCATCCGGTTGAGGGTACATTCTCATTGTCTGTGTTCTATCGTCGAATGTATAACTGCGTTTAGTTGCTAGAAGTTTTTCTCTCATCTCTAACCAGTCTTTTAAAACATACCAGCTTACTAAATCAAAACCATAATTACCCATTGCATAACTAAAATATGTTTGCTGCGCTAATGTTTGTTCTATTGTAAAAAGCGTATTAATGCCAGTAGTTGAGCCTTCTTCGAAATCTTGAACGGCAATAACTTTTCGATAATCCATAACATCATAGTCGAAACTATTCATGTACTTGTTATTAGTTTCGCCAGTTTTAGACCCCTGCCTAGTAAATTCATTTTTCCTGCTAGTAATAAACAGCCCGGATAAACTATTATCAGCAAATCCAGCGGATAATATTTCAGAACCTGTTATTGCTTTATAGATAGTTTCAGAGAATATTTGATTTTCAAAAACTCCACTTAGAAGCGGCGCAGACAGTGCAGATGTAGAAGTAAAATTACTACCCGGTATCGCACTGGTTGATATATAAAGTGTTTCGGAATCTGTTTTATAGTTTGAAAAATCTTCGCTCTCGTTATTATGTTCAATTTGTTGTGAAAGATTGTCAGAATTTTGTAATGAAAAAAGCTGATCCAATCTAATACCGTTATTCTTTTCGTATAATGCACTATCAAATAAAAGATACTCTTGAGTATATCCTGCAAACTTCGCAAACATTTCACATGATATGCTTATATTTTCATATAAAGTATCGCGGTGAATCTCGATATTAACAAATGGATACCCTAGAGAACGTAATACCCGGTCACTAAGTCTATCAAAATTATCAATTTTACTATTGAGATTTGTGCTCTGAAAAGCTGAAATAGGTGTTATATCGCATTTAGCCATTATAAAATATTTAATACTCTCAGTATATAACCTACGTTTTTTATAAATATTAATATGGCATCAGGAGATATACACATTTCAGTAGTACCGGCTGCATCAGCAGTCGCACCTTACACCCGCGTTAACGAATACGGTAAAACAGTTACTCTAAGAGAAAAGAGTATTGCAAATGAACCGGCCTTATTAGCTGAATATATTAATGGTCAGCAAGCTGCGTCGCCGGCTAAAACCTTAATACAGGTATTAGATGGTAAGAATCGTTTAGTACTCGTACTTAAAGAGTCTTAATTTTTTAAACTGCTGGTTCTGGTGGCGCTTCTGCAGCAGGTGCATCATCAACCGCAGCCTCGCCTGTATCAGCAGGGGCTCCTCCGAATGCAGGCGGCTCTCCTGGAGCAGCGCCACCCTCTACACCGCCACCCTCAGCTGGTGCGCCTTGAGCTGCATCTTTCCAACTAGGACCGGCGCCTTGAATCTGCGCTAATTCCCATTGTACCTCAGCATCTTTACGAAGGAGTTCTCTATTCGCTTTAATATCAGTTTCGGACCAGCCAAGGTATTTCATTTGACCGTATGTAGCTGATATAAATTCATTAGCAACAAGATTATTATATGTCGTGGTTTTTAATTCAAGTTTTTGATTCTCTCTTAGCTCGTAAAAATTAGTAGGTACATTAAAATGTAAATGTATTTGAGACTCTTTTAAAGAGTATTTCTTTTTTAGTCCTTTTAATTCTAAATGTGTTAAAAATCCTCTCTTTAACCCGCTAGCGAATTGCCGCTGTAACCTAATAATAAACTTAGCGAATTTAAGCTCTTCTCTTAGAATCTCCTGGCCGTCGCTAAATGTTGATTCAGGGTTAACCCTATTGGTAGGCACCTTTAAAGCTTTATACAGCTTATTAACGAAGTACATTAAGTCTGTAAGTTCGCCTAAATTAGCACCACCAGCTAGCTGAGTTACATTAGTACCATCTGAACCAGCTCTTTTGGCGAACCAGAAAGAGTCAAGCATTGACTGAGGATTAAATTTTTGAACAGCTCCAGATTGATTAACATCGAATGTCTTTTTTGACCAATATGATTGCATTAGCTTTCTAAGATAAGCTTCAGCTTTTGGCGGAGACATATTACCAACATCTACATTAAACACTAGACGCTCTGGAGCTCTAACCAATCTATATATAACAATACTATCTTCAACTAATGATAATTGACGATATGCTCTACGTGCGTTTTCTATAAACGGCAATCTAAAAGTTTTATCTTGATTCCATATACCTGAATTAACATATGATACCTGGTTATCATCCATCGGTACAAGCTCGACCTTCTCTACCTTATTCGGCTTATTAGGATCGAATACTGGCTTACGTAATATAAAGCCTTTAATAAGCATGTTCTGAATATTATCATATACAGCATCTACAAGATCAGATGGTAGATGTACGACACCGAGAATGCCTTCATCGGTATACTTCTTATGTATAATATGTTCGAAGAAAACTTCTCCTTCGATCAACATCTGTCTAAAATATTCAAACCCCTTTTTCTCTAAATTATAGTAGTTAATATATTTGTCAAACTCAGCAGTTATCTTGCCCTTATCACTATCTTCTAAAATTGTATCTCTAAAGTCTAAATTAACTATCTTCCCATTCTCATCTCTATTAACAACTTCATCACAAATTTCATCTAGAGCATCAGCAATTTCGGAAAATGAAGCCATTACTCTATAATCACGGAGCCTTCCACCTTTATTTTCTTCAATATTAGCATATACTAACTCAGCGTATTGAGTTTCTGTTCCGAATTGACCAGGCGCTACATTATTATAATCGTTGTTATATAATACAGACTGACCAGCTAAAGCTTCCGTCCTTTTTACTCCTGTGTCTTGAAAGACTTCATACTTAGGATTTAAGTTACCTATAATATCATTCGCATTAGGAGTTTGATATGGTAGTTTATTTGTAATATTTTTGAAAATACCTGAATTAAAAAATGATCTTTTATTATCGTCTGCCATGGTCTATTAATATTTAATTAAGAAGTTATCTTAATAAAGGTCGTATTACCGCTAAATGTTTCTGTTTCTAATGTATTACCACTATTTGAATAGCCAGTCTTATTATAAGGTATTAATACAATCTCAGCCGGGTGGGTGTTGTTTATAGTCATTTTCTGACCTGCAGAAAGGGGATACGGTCCGAAGTAATTGCCGACAGCACTACTACCATAATTATGGTCATAAAAAACTTGCATTCCAACTACATTTGATATATTTGGTGGTGTAGCTACGCTTACTGCAGATAGAACTCCATTACTCGCAAATACTCCGGTACCGTCGTTCAAAGGAAACTCCACACTTCGATAACCAACAGATTCACCTATAAAGGGTCCTGTTATAGTTATCGAATGACCAGCATCACCGTTCCCTAGAGTACCTGTACTCAGATGATCGAACGATGTTACTACGTCTGATGAAACAATTGCAAAACTTGTACCTGATGTTTCAAAGTATAAATTGTTCTCTATAGCATTCCCATTAGATTCCGTACCGCCTGATACTATAGTAAATTCATTATTAAGTTTTGGTAATGTTAATGAAATAGTGTTGTCATCTATAACTGAAAAAGTTATAGGTTGACCTGATATATCAGGCTGTCTCATAAATCCAGACAGAGCTGTTAAACTAGTATATAGGTGAGGTTGATTTGTACTCAGTAACATACCCTCTGTACTATTAAACGATGTACCGGTTAAAAGTATATTTTGTGCAGTTAGCGAATCGAGTTCTGTCGTTAGACTGTCCAACATCTGAACACTATTATAAGAAATACTTGTAATATGAGGAGAAGAAGCTATCTTAATAAAGGTCGTATTACCGCTAAATGTTTGTGTTTCTAAAGTTAAATCGCTAAATGAATAGCCAGCTTTATTATATGGTATAAATCTAATATCATCAATCGCACCATCTCCACCAGAGAGAACGGGCGTTGTAAAGGTTATAGTATTATCATTTACAATAGTAAAAGGTATAGATTGACCGCTTATTGCAGGTTGCCTAGTAGTCGCTGATAATGAAGTAAGCGAAGTATATATGCTACTATTATTTGAACTAATTAAAACCGTTTCTGTATTAGCAAATCCAGTACCATTTAATAAAACAGTTCCGGCGCTCGCTGTACTTACTTGCGATGATGTAAGAGTAACATCATCGAACATCTTAACACCATTAAAATATATATCTGTAATATGAGGAGAGCCAGATAGTTCAAAAGATTCAGTAGGAGAATTTTCATCTTTCATACTTTCATAACCGCTAATAAGATTTACGGCATTAAAGTTCTGGTCAATATAAAATATATTACCTACAGGGTCATCTACATCTTTAAACATCCAGCCCTTGATTGTAAAGTTTGTATCAGCTGTTATACGTGCTTTTTGAGACCCGTTTAATTCTGTTGGGTAATTTAAACCTACATTACCATCCCATAATACCTCTGACCTTATTTCTTGATCGGTCGATAAATTAAAATCTTTAGGTACCTTCCACGATATAACAACATAGGGATTAGAGAATGGTATAAAGTTACTTAGGATTTGATCCATATCTGTTTGATATCTCGTTAATATAGATACGCCTAAGTTAATATTAACAGGTACCGGTGGTTTAACATGGCGAGATGTTCTTTCTTCACCGCTCGTACCTGAGTAATAGAACCCATCAAGTTTATTGAAAACACGGGTCGTATCTCGTGCTACACTCTTTATACTAACAGCCACTACAGGTAATGTAATGGTTTTATTCTCATTGATAATGTCATACATTACTCTCTCTTTAGGAGCGTACACATATCTGACGTCAATCTTATCGAGCTCGTCTCTATTCTTATTATATCTACCTATAACAATATCATCAAATGCCGCAATAAACTGCGTCACCATATCTTTGATCTCAAAATGGAATGCTCTACTCTTCACTATTAATATTTATTCCCACGGGTAGACCAGCCAGTCATCATTTTCAATAATAGATCCATATATACCTTCCGGCCACTCTGTATTATATCTCTTCGAGCATGCGCTAAAGATAACATCGTTAATTTCGCCTCTATCAAAGTGGTAATCTAGATATTTAGCGGCCTCCTTAAAAGTCTTACCTGAATCGTTTATATCGTCTACCACCAATACATTACCAAATAGGACGGGGTTACCATAAAATTGAGTAGCTTCTACGTCTCTCGTTCTAACACCTAACTGCTGTAGGTTGTTATTACCCAGTCTATATGCTAGCATAGTTGCAGGTATCATACCGCCTCTTGCTAAACCAAGGATGGTATCGATCTTTTTATCTTTAATTTGTTCTAATATATTATCTACGTATAGATCTATAGTATCCCATGTAACAGGAAGCTTAACCATACATTAATTATATACTACCTTTTACGTTTTGCAAGTGTTATCTTTCGCTTATACATTGGTGTTTCCATCTTCTTTTGTATCTCATCTAATGCTTTAATTTTATGAGGTAGAACAGCTTTCTCAGCTGTTATCTTGCTTACAATATTAGGAATACTATCATCAAATAAAGCCTTAAGACTAGATCTTATATCCTTCTCTAAAGAATCTAATCTATACCTACCTAAACCAACTACAATTACTTCAGGATTTTCTGGTGTAATCTTAGTTGTTTCAGAATTATATATGTAACCCGATACTTCTTTCTCTTCATCAGAGGATAAATCAGGACCAGTCGGCATTCTAGCATCGCTAACTTTAGCACCGTCATTCATACCTTTAAAATTCTTATAGTTACTATTTTTAATATCATACTCAGGTCTAAACTTTAGATTCTTATCGTCGCGCTGCTGCGATAGGCCGACCCCGTCCTGATTTAAATAAGCTTCATTTATATTCCTATCCTCTTCTCTCATAATATTATTTATACTAAGTCAATAAATCTCTCTACTAATACTTCCCATTCTGCACATTCAAGCTCAAGTTTATTTTTTACATACTTATCATTACGATCATCAACATCTTCTTCGGTGTAGTTAATATGTCTTTCTGATATACCTTGCACTTGAGATTGTACCCAGTGCCTGTACTCATGAACGAGGCTCTTTATGAAGAAAGCTCTTCGCTCTTTAGCGCTAGTGCACTCATGACACATCGTAGCTACCTCTATCTCATCTTCTCCCCAGAAGTACTGAGAATCATGACCTTTGCATCCTTTAACTACAATCTCATAATCCCACCACTTCCTAGTGGGTACCAGATTATTAGTTACAAACATTAGATAGTTCTCTAACTTCCTCTTATCTATCTTATGCTTCTTAAACTTCTCACGGATTTCTTTACTACATTTAAGCTTTATAACAATCATAAGGTACTCTACTATTATATCACAGTTCCTTATTTATTCCGGAAAGCAAAAAAGCTATTAAGATATTCTTTCCAGTATAATATGCAAATAGTAATTCTTAGCTAAGTTATGGCTATAGTTACTATGCTCCGGAACTTCCTCGATATACGTATTTTCGATAGACATCTTAAAATTCTCAGGTACCCAATCACCATAATATTTTTTAATATTATCAGTAACAGCACTATCGCTAACACTATCAACAAACAAATCGTTAAAGAAACTTACCTTACCACCTTTTTTTATTAACTTAAGAGCGCGGTCAGAAAATAGATGCTGTTCATGATCTTCATATGTGTCAAAATATATGGCATCAAAGTGATCTTCGGGTAGATCCTCATATACATCTTGCCACCTATCAAAGAAGCATTTAACACCCGTCTTCTTATCCCATCCATCGTCGGCCATCCTTTTACATACATCAGGGTGACCTTCTATTATCCAATGCTCTGATGGGTTATACTCCTGTATATATGTGTCGATAATACCCATCCCAAAGCCTACGTTCAAAATCTTAATATCTTCTTTACCCTCGCATAGATAACGACTTATATCTAACATCATAGGTCTTTCCCATTCCATCATAACATAGTCTAGTACTTCAGTATCAGTACATAACTCGCCGTTATCATCATATTTTAACGTTTGCTCTAAAAACGTTTTATTAAGCTCTGGATTTGGTTTATAAGGTAACATATATTTTAAAGGCTTCGCGCCGCAGGCGCAAAAAAAATCTCAGCATAGCACCATGCCGAAGGCCATTATGCCGCTCTTCGGCGGAAATGATTAGCAGTATCCTAGGTTACGTCTGCGACGTCTTTCAGCTGCTGCTGCGGCTTCTTGCGCATCAACAACACCGTCTTTATTAGTATCAGCTTCGTTATAAACCACCTCAGCTTCTTCAGCAGCGAATACAGCAGCAATCTCTTTCACTAATTTAGATTTTGAATATCTCTTATCGAGCTCGATACCTTTAGTACGGCCTAGCTCTTCGAGTGCGTCTTTGGATAATTGTTTTAGAGTATCTTTTGTCATACGAATATTTAATAGTTTTACGGTTAATATCAACAAAATGCTTTAAATAAATTTATGTACCAATATAAAGCAATTATTACAAAAGTGGTCGACGGTGATACTGTTGATGTAGATATCGATTTAGGATTTGAAGTATGGCTACGTAATCAGCGTATTAGACTATACGGCATTGATACGCCTGAGTCTAGAACGTCTGACAAGGTAGAAAAGGTGTTCGGCAATCTTGCTAAAGAGAAGATACTATCCTTCTGCCCTGTAGGTGCTAAGATTGTCTTACAGACTAAAGCTGATGATAGTAGAGGTAAGTACGGCCGTATATTGGGAGAGCTTATTGTAGACGATGTTAATGTTAATCAGTATATGGTCGATAATAGCTATGCCGTAGAGTACTTCGGTAAATCTAAAGGCGACATTGCTGAGGAACAATTGCGTAACAGACAAGTGATATTGGAGCGCGGTGAAGTTACTCTATAGTGTAGTACTTCTATTGTTCCTTACCTCCTGTAAAATTACTCCAGGAACTGATCGGCACACGGAACTAGATATAAGTGTTCCCGATTCAACGTTCCTAATGGAATGGTAGCAGTTCCAACGTGCCGCGGCGAATAGTTCCCTTTCTATATATAGAGAAGTTCCGCGCGCTAAAAAAATTTTGTAGCATGGGGAACCCCGATATCTAAAAACGGAACTCTATAGTCAGAGAAGTCCAATGGCGTGCTCTCTCAGCGCGGGTCTCAGAGAGAGCGGGCCGTTCATAGAGGAACCCCGCCTCATCTAGAAACGGGGTCCCTTCTCAACAAACAACTACAACTAGATCCTATTCAGGATCGGCAAAGAAGGGCCGAAGCTTATCGCAGAAGACCTCACTATCGGTATGGAGATCGCGAATCAAAGTAATAAGTTCCGGGTTAAAGCACTGCTCAACTACACGGCGGAAGATAGCGGCAGTGGCAGCATCCTTGGCGATGGTGTTGAGGGTGGACACAGCTTGATCAAGATCGCCAAGAGTGATAGTGCGGGCGGAAGGGACGGTTGGTGTTGTTGTATTTTTCATATCTATATTATAGCACAGTTCCGGCTAGGCGATGTCTAGGCCGTTCGAGAGCGCCTCTGGGGCCTCGTACTTGTAGGACGCCTCTAGTTCCTTCTCCTGCTGGCGCGCCTCGTACTCGGCGTTAGCCTTCGCATAGCACTCCGTCGACAGACGTTCCCATTCCTCGGCTGACTCATCCTGCCAGTTCGTCCAGCGCGGGCGAATGCCCTCAGCGCTCTTATAGGCGTCATAGTACTCCTCCCAGGCCTTGGCTTGATCCCATTCGGCGGGCGTCAGGCAGCGCTCACCCTTGGTGTAGTGCTTACAGTGAAAGAGGATATCAGCCTCATCGTAGGAACTATACCCGCGGAACTCTCC